TACAATGGCAAGCCGTAAAGACAGCCGATTTTAACGCCGTTGCTGGAGAGGGTTACTTTGTAGATACAGATTCAGTTGGTGCGGTTACAGCAACTTTACCAGGTTCACCAAGTGCCGGTGATACAATCGCTATCAAAGATTACGCTGGTACGTTTGGTACTAACTCATTAACGATTGGAAGAAACGGAAACAATATTCAAGGTGTGGCAAATGATTCAGAAATATCAACTAATAGAGCTTCGATTGTTTTAGTTTACATTGATGCTACCAAAGGTTGGTTATATACAAATGAATCAAATGTGGCTGATTTACAAAATGCTTTATTCATAATTGCTACAGGCGGTACAATAACAACATCAGGCGATTTCAAAATTCATACATTTACAGGTGATGGTTGTTTTGCTGTTACACAACTTGGTAATCCAGCTGGTGGTCCAAGTAATGTAGATTATCTTGTTATTGCTGGAGCTGGTGGAGGAGGCGGTGCCCACGATGTAAACACACACGCAGGTGGTGGTGGTGGAGCCGGTGGTTATAGAACATCTTTTCCGAGTCCAGGTTGTAATGCTGGGTCTTTTCCAATAACAGCAACAACATATCCTATCACCGTTGGAGCTGGAGCACCTGGTGGTTCAGGAAACCAAGGAGGAGCACCACAACCTAATGGAGGAAATTCAATATTTTCTACAATAACATCTGCTGGGGGAGGTTCTGGTGGTGGAGGAAATGAAAATCCTGCCGATCCTGCTCAAAATGCTGCTGGTGGTAATGGTGGATCTGGTGGTGGAGGAGGTCGTTTAGGTCATCCAAATAATGGTGGAGCTGGAGGAACTGGTAATACACCTCCTGTTAGTCCCCCTCAAGGAAATAATGGAGCTGCTGGAGCACCTAATAATCCAGGACCTGCTTTAGGTGGTGGAGGTGGTGGAGCAGTATCAGCTGGTTCAGGACAAACTGGAGGAGGAGAAACACCTAATTCTATTACAGGATCTTCAGTAACATATGGTGCTGGTGGACGTGGAGGAGATAAAGGTCCAGGTTCATCTGGTTGTGCTGGAGCAACTAATAGAGGAAATGCTGGTGATGGTGGATCTACTCCAAATGGAGCTGGTGGAAATGGTAGCAAAGGTGTTGTTATTATAAGATATAAGTATCAATAAGGAGTGATAATGAATATATTTAAAGCAATTAAAAACTTTTTTGTTTCAGGTGCGCCTGCTTGGGGTGTTAAAGAAAAACAAAAAATAGAATTAAAATTAAAAGATTTAAAAAAGAAAACTAAAAACGAATTAGAAAAGATTGGTAGAAAAGTAGGTATTGAGTTAGACAAAAGACTAACCAAAGATAAACTAATTTCTGCTATAAGAAAAGCTACTAAAAAATAATACGAAAGGTGAATTATTATGGCTGACAATGAAAGAACGTGGACTATTGATGGAAACGAGTATAAAGATAGTCAACTATCACTTGATTTAAGAAATACACTTGTTGCTAGACAAGAAATTTTACAATCAAAGATTAGACACGAAGTCGAAATCGAAAAAATCAATGTGTTAGAGAGCTATTACAACGATAAAATAAAAAAAGAGATAGACAAAATCAATGGCGGCGACAGCAAATCTAACGATTGACCAAGGGGCAACTTTTAGTTCAGACATTACCGTAAAAGATAATGCTGGCGATGCCTTAGACTTGACAGATTACTCTGCTGAAGCCAAAATGGCTTTAGGTTTTGCTTCAACACGAACACGTGTTGCTTTGACAACTGCTTTTGCGTCTGATAGAACAACAGGCGTTTTAACTATTTCACTCACTGCTGACCAAACAAAAACACTAGAAGCACCTGCTCGATACGTTTATGACGTAGAAATAACATCTGCTGATAGTACGGTTACTAGAGTTATCGAAGGAATTATTACTGTAAATCCATCAATTACTACTTAATATTAAACATAATTTTATTATAAATATTACAAAAGAGAGAAGTAGTAAATGACAACAGCAACAATAAATCCAAATGGTGGAACTACAGCAACCATAAATGCTACCACACGTGGACCTCAAAAAGTTTCTGTTACCACACCTACTGCTCAATTGAATGTTGACGGAGTTACTCAATTAAGAGGAATGACAGACGTTGATGTATCATCGCTTGAAGATGGTGCGTTAATCCAATATGATGCTACATCAGACAAATTTATAACTAAAACAGAAATATCTACCGATACTGGAACAATTACGTTCAACGGTGGTAGTTTTTAAGGGAGATTTTAAATGGCAACAATTATTCAGATAAAACGATCATCTGGAACTACGGCTCCCGCTACACTCAAACTAGGTGAATTAGCCTATACGTACGGCACAGGTACACAAGGCAATAATGGTGATAGATTATTTGTAGGAGAAGGCGGAGTTGACGGTAACGGTGATGCCAATAACGTAACAGTCATTGGTGGACAATATTTTACAGATCAATTAGATCACGCACAAGGAACATTAACAGCTAGTTCAGCAATACTAGTTGATTCAAATAAAGCAATTGATGAATTGTTTGTAGGTAATTCTACATCTACAGGTGGTACAATTAAGTTTAACGAAGGTACTGATAACGGTTCAAACTTTGTAGGATTAAAAGCACCTAACAATGTAAGTTCAAGTATTACTTTCACGTTGCCAGGAAGTGATGGAACAAACGGTCAAGCATTATTAACTGACGGTTCAGGTGTTTTATCTTTTGGTGATGTTGCTTCAAACTTAACTATTGTAGATGACAGTTCAACATCTGCTACAATTAGTTTAACAAACGACACACTATCACTATTAGGTGGTACAGGTATTAGTTCAACAGTATCAGGCGATACCGTTACATTTGCTATTGACAACACTGTTGTAACAACTACAGGTACTCAAACACTTTCAAATAAAACAATTGATAGTGCTTCAAATACAATTACAATTGATTTATCTGAGGCTACCGTAACAGGTACTACAGCAGAATTTAATAGTGCTTTAAGTGATGGTTCATTTGCTACTTTAGCAGGAGCTGAAACACTTACAAATAAAACCATTAATACTGCTTCAAACACAATTACAATTGTTGAGGCAGACATTTCTGACTTAGGTTCTTACATAACTGCTTCAAGTACAGATACACTAACTAACAAAACATTTGACGCAAATGGTACAGGTAACTCAATTACAAATATTGAAGTTGCTGATTTTGCTTCAGGTGTTATTGATACAGATTTAGCATCTGTTTCTGCTAGTGATGATACACTTGCTTCTGCTAAGGCAATCAAAGCTTACATAGACTCTGAAAATGCCAACCAGATGACAACAATCACAATTGCTGATGATAGTTCAACTACATCATCAATTACTGAGGCAGACACATTACAATTCTTAGGTGGTACAGGTATCAGTTCAACTGTTTCTGGCGATAGTGTAACATTTGCTATTGACGCTACAGTAACAACAAATTCTGGTACACAAACATTAACTAATAAAACAATCAATAGTGCTTCAAACACAATTACAATCAGTGGTTCTGAAGCTACATTATCAAACATTGGTAATGCTTCATTAACAAATTCATCAATTACTGTAACAGATGGTTCAACATCAACTGCTGTTGATCTTGGTGGTACTCTTACAATTCAAGGTACATCAAACGAGATTGAAGTTGGTGAAAGTTCTGGTACAATTACAGTAGGGTTACCTAGTGATGTAACAATCAGTAATGATTTAACCATTACAGGAAACTTAACAGTTAATGGTACTACAACAACTATTTCAACAACAAACACAGTTGCTTCAGATCAGTTATTTGAATTAGCTAACGGTACGACAGGTACTCCTGCTAATGATGCTGGTATTGTAATCGAAAGAGGAGATTCTGATAACGCATTTATCGGATTTGATGAAAGTGCTGATAAGTTTACAGTAGGTACTGGTACATTTACAGGTGCTTCTACAGGTGACTTAACAATCACAACTGGAACACTTGTTGCTAACATTGAAGCTACAACAATGACGTTGGGCGGAAGTGATGTAATATCAACAGATAATACTAAAACACTTACAAACAAAACAATTGATGCTTCAAGTAACACATTATCTAATATCGGTAATTCTTCACTATCTAATTCAACAATTACTCTTGCTGGCGACAGTGGATCAAATGCTGTTGATTTAGGAGATACATTAACTGTATCTGGTGGCGAAGGTATTGATACATCACAATCGGGAGATACATTAACTATTGCTGCTGAATTAGCAACAACATCTAACAAAGGTGTTGCTTCATTTAGTTCAGATAATTTTACAGTTACAAGTGGGGCAGTAACAGTTACTACAATTGACGGCGGAACATTTTAATTAGTCGTCACTAGGAGATTTTTGATATGGCGACTATTATAAAACTTAAACGAGGTACGACTACACCCACCACTAGCGATCTTGCTAATGGTGAAGTTGGTATAGATACTTCCGCTAAAAAGTTTTATATTAACGATAGTGGTACTATTAAAGAGATTGCCGGTTCTTCCGGTGATAGTACATCTCCATTAGCCGGTGACGTAAGAGGATATACAGGTGACGGTTCTACAACTGCTTTTACTGTAACCTCTGGTGCTGACGTTGAAAACGTTTTAGTATTTGTCAACGGTGTCTATCAAAGACCAACTACCGATTATACTGTTTCCGGAACAACATTAACTTTTAGTACAGCACCCGCTTCATCGGATGCTGTTACTATTAAAGAATTAGTTGAAGGTGCGAATGCTTTAAACGACACAGGTGTTGTAAGAGCTTATACAGGTGACGGTTCAACAACAGGTTATGCTGTAACAAGTTCAAAAACGGATGTACAAGAGTTTTTAGTATTTGTTAATGGTGTATTTCAAAGACCAACAACTGATTATACAGTTTCATCTGGTACACTAACATTTGGAACAGCTCCTGCTTCTTCCGATGCTATTACAATAAAAGAATTAGCTGAAGGAACAGGTTCAAATATTTTAACAATTGTAGATGATTCATCTACGGCATCTACTTTAAACGCAGGCGAAACATTAAAGATTGCTGGTGGTTCAAACGTTACAACATCTATTTCAGGTGATACGCTTACAATTAGTTCAACAGCAAGTGGTAATTTAACAATTGCTGATGATAGTTCGACAACAACAACTTTAGATATTGCTAACGATACATTAAAAGTTGCTGGTGGCACAGGTATTACTACTTCTCTTTCAGGTGATACTTTAACCATTACAGGAAGTGCTACACAAAATACTTTTTCAACTATCAACTTAAATGATTCAACTAATATTGAAGCTGACTCTACTTCAGATACTTTAAATTTAGATTCATCTGGTTTGATAAGTATTACAGGAAATGCTTCAACTGATACAGTTACAGTAAGTACCGTTACTTCGGCAACAGTACCGTTTACAAAAGCTGATGGTTCAAGTTCAGATATACAATTACAAACATCTGGAAGTTTAGCAGATGTGATAACAAACTTATATATACCGTTTACAAACGCAAGTGGAACAGCGGTAGAAACATTAGTAGTAGGGAGTAGTTAATGGCATCTAAAACACCAGTTAAAGCCACGTTTACAGGAAGTGATGTAACAGGTCTTGCTGAATTTGTATCAGGCGATTTTGTCGATTATTCAGTAGGTGGTACTGGTCTTACATCTTTAGGTTCTGCTGGACAAGTATTAAAAGTCAACTCAGGCGGAACTGCTTTGGAATATGGAAACGTTGAAGCTATTGTTAATATAGATGGTGCTACAGACTTAACAGGTTCTACATTAGCCACTACAGATTTATTATTAGCATCTGATGGCGGAACAGAGGGTAGAGTTGAATTATCACAATTAGATACTTTATTTTCAGGCACAACTAAAACATTAACAAATAAAACAATTAGTAGTGCTTCAAATACTATTACAATTACAGAATCAAATATATCAGATTTACAATCATACATTTTAGCAGGATCAACAGATACCCTAACAAATAAAACAATTGATGCTGATAACAACACAATTACAAACATTGGAGATAGTGAATTATCTAGTGGTATTAGTGCTACAAAAATTGCTGATGGTTCTATATCGAACACAGAATTTCAATATTTAAATGGAGTTACCTCTAATATTCAAACACAATTAGATGCTAAAGCCTCTACTGCCTTTGCGATTGCTCAAGCCGTTGCTCTCGGTTAGTATTATAAATATTGTTACAAACATAAAGGAATTATAGAATGGCAGAGCCAAATACAAGAGAAACATTAAAACAGTATTGTCTTAGAACATTGGGTAAACCAGTGATTGAGATAAATGTTGATGATGACCAACTTGAAGATAGAATAGATGAGGCATTACAATATTTTGCTCAATATCATTATGACGGTATCGTTAGAACATATTTAAAATATAAACTAACGGCTGCCGATAAAACTCGTTTATCTGCTATTAATCCTGCGACTGAAACTGCTACAGATAGTGTATCAGGTAATACAACAACTTGGTATGAAGATAACAATTATCTTGTAACACCTAGTTCTATTATTTCAGTTATTAATATATTTCCATTTTCAGATAAAGGTAATTTAAACTTATTTGATGTAAGATACCAATTAAGATTAAATGACCTTTACGACTTTTCATCTACTTCAGTAATAAATTATGACGTAGTATTAAGACATTTAGATTTCTTAGATCACATTTTAGTTGGTGAAAAGCCATTAAGATTTAATCAACATCAAAATAGATTGTACATTGATATGGATTGGACTAACGATTTAACTACAGATGAATACTTAGTAATAGAATGTTATCGAAAATTAGATCCTAGTTCTTATACAGACGTATGGAATGATATTTACTTGAAAAGATATGCTACTGCTTTATTTAAAAAACAATGGGGTGCTAACTTATCAAAGTTTAATGGTGTAACTATGATCGGTGGAGTATCATTAAACGGACAACAAATCTATAGTGAGGCTCTCGCTGATATAGAAAAATTAGAACAAGAAATAAGAAGTTCATTTGAGTTAAATCCAGCTATGATGATAGGATAATGCTATGGCAACAAATCATTATTTTCAAGGTGGCAACGGCATTGGTAGTACCAGCGAAAAAAGATTACACG